TCGCCGTATTTCAGAAACTTCCGTCCGTTCCCACTAGGCATGATGAACCTAGTGAAGAAGGACAAAGCCGGTAAAATCATCGATTGCGAGACGTTGTATCTTGAAAGACAGCCCAACCGCCTTACACAACAGGGCCTGATTAAGTCGATGATCTATATCTCTCCTGTTAATGCAGCGATGTCTCGTCCGCCGTCACCGGTCAACTACGGCTTCGATATATGGTCTGAGGATTTCCATGACTGTATCATGGGGATTTATCCTTCCATCGATACCTGTCTCAGCAAGCTTCGTGATACGAATTTCTGTAACGAGGCGGCAGCCTTTGATCGGTATTTCGCCATCGTTAAGGGACCGATTGGGATGCTATTTCTGTCGTATAAGGGAGACATTGTGGGTCTTCTGGATAACAACAATCTGTCGTCGGTTACTATCGACAGTGACTTCAAATATACCAGAGAGGCAGTATCCGACCTGAAGGTCTTTAATACTATCAAGGGCTGATTGGCACCCGGTGCCAAAGATTAGGAAAAGGAAAGAACAGTGAGTCGCGATATCTTCGTTCCCCGTTCCGCTCAAGAAATTCCGGGACTTAACATAGCATTCATGCTCGGACTGAAGGACAAGGCCCTTCAGAAAGGGGAGGTAGGCATCGAAATTGAAATCGAAGGGAAGAACCTTCCCGGTGTGACGATGACAGGTCCGCCTGAGCCGTGGATGTATAAAGCCGATCATTCTCTACGCGGAGAGGAAAATGGAGAATACGTCCTATCAAGGGCAATCGATCTTTCGGAAGTCCCTCAGGCGTTGAATAAACTGTGGGACTGTTTTGAGACGGTTAAGACGAAGTTCGATGACTCCAACCGGACTTCAGTCCATATCCATCTTAATTGTCAGAGATGGCATATGAACCGGCTGGCCTCATTCGCAGCACTTCACTTCATTCTAGAGGATGTACTGACTGAGTGGTGCGGGGAGCATCGTGTCGGGAATCTATTCTGTCTCCGTGCGAAGGACGCTGAGGCTATCATTACGTGGTTGAAGAAGTTCATCCAGTATGACGGCATGAGAGAACTTCCCGATGGATTGCATTACTCTGGATTTAATGTCCAATCGCTCCCGAAGTTCGGTTCGGTGGAAATTCGAACTCTTCGTGGGGTGTCAAATCCGAACGTCATTCAAGACTGGATTAAGATTTACGAGCGACTTTATAACCTATCGAAAGATTTCAAGGACCCAACTGAAATCTGCGACTGGTTCTCGGCAGAAGGTCCAACGGCGTTCTTCGAGCGGGTTCTTGGCCCGGTAGCAGGACTTGTGAGAAACGGTGTCGCTATGACGACCGAGGAAATCGCAGACAGTATGTATGCAGGAGTCCGTCGTGCTCAGGATATCTGTTTCTGTCGGGATTGGTCGCTATTCAAGACCCTTGATGTTTCCGACAACCCATTCGGTCTCAGTAAGAAGAAGCTAATTGAGAAGGCTTTGGCTGCAAGCGGTTTCGCTGAAATCGAAGATTCGTCGACAGGACTCGAACAACCGATTTATGACGGGTATGATGAGCTTCAGCCCACTGATTTCCCTCCTAGTTCTTCTGAAAATTTGAATTCGTATTGGACTTCCTTTATCGGTTCCGGAGGAAGTTCATGGAACTAGGAACCAAATAGATGGAGTGTGAAATGACACAGAATAGGTTTTGGGTATTTCCGTATGCACAGGGTTCAGAAGGCGCGAAGCTTCTTGCCGAAGAACTTTCTTGCAAACGTATCCTTCGTGAAGGCTCGACATTCAAGAAGAAGCCGGAGGATGTCGTAATCAACTGGGGTGCTTCGGACTGTCCGGCGAAGTATGACGCCCTTAACAAGAACATCAAGGGCATCCTGAATAAGAAGACGTTCTTCGAGCGTCTGGCGGGAACCGGCCTGACTCCGGCATTCGCTACGAATAAGCTGGATGCAGCTGACAATCTCGGGTTCCCGATTTTCTGCCGGACGAAGCTGGAAGGCAAGGACGGTGAAGGTATCGTTATCGCCGAGAAGTTCAGTCAGCTTGTTGAGGCGAAACTCTATACGCAGTACGAGGACAAGACGTCCGAATATCGTATCCATGTCGGTCGTGGTCCGACGGGATACACCGTCATCGGTGCCCAGAAGAAGGTAAAGAAGACAGTTCCAGACGGTCCAAATGTATCGCCTGACTCCCGAATTATGACGGGCGACGGTGTCGGGTTCGTCTGGACGATTAACGGTCAAGCGGCCCACATTCCGACACCGGTATTGGATGTTGTAAAGAAGGCGTTCGAGAAGTTCCCCGAACTCGACTTCGCGGCGTTCGACGTCATCTTCAACAATTCTACCGGCAAGGCTTACGTCCTTGAAGCGAATTCCGCGCCGATGGGAACAACGGAGACAATGAAGCGTTATGCAAAGTTCTTCCGATCACTATATCCAAATGCTGTCTCTGGCGGCTCGGAGGGAGCAGGAGCAGCGACGACAGCAAGTCCGACTGTTCAGGCACCTACGACAAATCCAACCCCTTCAAACTTCCCTGCAATCACAGTAGAGCAGGTGAAGGCTGCTACGGTGATTATCGATGCGTTCATCCAGCAGCACGGCTAAGGTCGTAGTTTCTGGTATGTCAGGGGTCGAGGCAGACAGGGTTCTGTCTCGACTTCTACATATGCAGAAAGTCGGTCTTCTCTCGAAGGAGATTGTCGTTGAAAGAACAGATACCAGCGCTGCTGATGAAAGCGTTCGATTACATACCTATGGAGGTCTTTGATGCAAACCCTCAGGATGGAAGTAGAGACTTGCCCCTGTCCTATATGTCGATCAGACATGGCGTACATATATCCGTGCGAAAGCCCAGTAGAACTAGCGGTAACAATGGTGATTTCGGATGTTCCATGTCCGCCTTACGTCAAGGAGATGAATAGTGGCCCCAAGAAATCCGTCGGAACTGCAACGACAGGAGGACATGAAGACAGAACTTCAAGACCTTCGCCAGAGGATAAAGAATCCTCTCCGTTCGAAGTCGATAAAGGAAAAGCTTCTCCGGGAAATTCGTGAGCTAGAGCGACAGCTCGATCTAGAACACGTCTCTTATAACAAAGGAATATGATATGTTTAGATTGAATGAAACCTATTACCTTAAGGATGGTAAGGAAGCCCGTGTAATTTGCGTAGATTCTCCGGTGATATATAACGGAAAGAAGTGTCCTGTTATAGCCATTGTCCCGTTAGATGGAGCAACTAATCTGATAATGACTGGCATGACGCATGTCCCTTATGCCTATTCCGAAGACGGAAAATACGTTGGAGCAGGCAATGATAAATGGGACTTAATTCCAAACGAGCCGACTCTTGAGGAAGCAGAACTCATTCGGCAGATCGGCAATATCTGCGAAGGTTCTGTAAGTAGCCGCGAAGAGGCAATGCTGAAGGTCATTCGACAGCTAAGGAAGAAGTAATGGGACACAAGGCATCGCCACGTAGAACCGGTGAAATGAAGAAGCAGATCGTCCGATGGCCTTTCGCATGGACGATGAAGGCTCCTAAGAAGTCCAAGTCAAGCCAGAAGCAGAAGGTGGTAGTTCATACTCCACCTGCTTGGTAGGTGCTTATGAAAAGCAAGGAAACCTTCTCAGAAAAGCTTAGGCGTTGGACCAAGGAAGCTGTCACTCAATCTGATAAGGATTGGTATTCCCAGCAAGCAGATTTGTGGGATCAGCATTACAAGTAAGTTAGTAACCATCCGGGCGGGATGCGTATGAAGGCCCGCCATAGCAAGAAGGAGTCACGATATGCGTTGTCATATCTGTGATCGGCTCTTGGACGAGCCGAAAATCGACCCAGACATCGGTGAATTCGACCCCTGTGACGTCTGTATGGCGGTCATTCAGGACACGTTGAACGGTTACACCGAAAAGCCCATGGCCGCCGAGGATGACCTCGGTATCGACCCGCTATGGGATGAACTCTTCCCCCCCACCGTAGACCCCTTTGAGACCGAAGAAAATACTTGACAATCTTGAGAAAGAGGGTATAATATCCTTATAGGTTGCAAGCGGTAAACTATATACCCCCCTGAAGGAGACTAGTTGAACAGCCAATTCGTTAAGCATGGACCTTGCGAGGTATGCGGGTCCTCAGACGCCGTGGGGTGGTATTCAGACGGTCATGGAGTATGCTTCTCCTGCAACCGCTACTACCCCACCTATGATCCTAAAATAGAAGAGACAAGGTTATTGTCCGAAACACAACCACTTCAGAAAACAATCACTCCACTTACTAATGTCTTCCGAGCGCTGCCTAAGCGCGGTCTTCCAGAAGACGCAGTCCGTAAGTATGGAATTGATGTCTGTGTCGATCCAGATACAGACATCGCTCACCGCTATCCGTTCTTCCGTGACGGACAGCATGTCGCCAACCAAGTCCGAAAGAGAAGCCAGAAAGGTTTTTATTGGGAAGGAGACCCAAGAGGTGCAGAACTATTTGGCCAGCATCTTTTTCCGAAGGGAGGACGGGCAATCACTGTCTGTGAGGGTGCCTTGGACGCCCCCTCCGCGTGGGTTCTTCTTGGTAGTCGTTATCCTGTCGTCTCTGTCATTTCTGCTGCCGGGGCATTCGAGCAATGCAAGGCACAGTACGAGTATCTCGACAGCTTTGAAGAAATAGTCCTTTGCTTCGATAACGACGAAGGGAAGAGGCGTCCGGACGGGACGGTTTATTATCCCGGTCAGGAAGCAGCTAAGAAAGTAGCGGAGTTATTCGCTCCCGGTAAGGCTCGTATCCTTACACTCCAAGAAGGGAAGGACCCGAATGAGTATCGGCAGAAGGGCATCGATTCGAAGATATTCGTCAACGAATGGTATCGGGCACCGAAATTCAAGCCAGACGGCCTTATACCCGGCACGGACATGTGGGATCGAATTGTCAATCGGCCCTCACACTTCCAGACACCGTATCCGTTTTCCGGACTTAATAAGCTTACTTATGGAATTCGACTCTCTGAATTCGTTGTTATCAATGCACAAACAGGCGTCGGTAAGACTTCTCTTCTGAAGGAAATCGAGTATGCTATCCTCACTAATCCCGAAGTTTGTGAAAAGGGATACGGAGTTGGCTTTCTCCATCTGGAAGAGCTGGACTCTGACTTGGCCTTGGGTCTCATGTCAATTCATGCGAACAAGCGATTTGGTCTTCCCGACACTGAAGCAAGTAAAGAGGAACTACTCAAAGCTTACAATGACGTCGTCAACACGCCGCGTGTCATTATTTACGACCACTTCGGTTCAAACGAAATCGACGCCATCGTGGCTAAGGTTCGTCACATGGCGGCTCTTGGATGTAAGTATATCGTTCTCGACCACTTGAGTATCGTCGTATCTGACCAATCCGGTGACGAAAGGAAACAGCTTGATGAGATATCTACCAAGCTTAAAACCCTTTGTATGGAAGCCAACATCGCGCTTGTCGCTGTCATACATCAGAACCGACAGGGACAAATTCGTGGCACTGCGGGTGTCGAACAGTTGGCGAATATTGTTCTACGCTTGGAGCGCGATCTCTGCGCCGCAGACGCGTGGCGTAGAAATGTCACTAAGGTATGGGTCGAGAAAAATAGGTTTTGTGGCCGAACGGGTCCTGCTTCGTGGTTGTTCTACGACGACATCACGGGCAGGATGCAAGAACTCGACGAAGTCGCGGTCACGAAGTATGAAGAAGGGTTGACGATCAATGACTCAGACATCCCATTTTAAAGAGTGGTCCGGCGGCCTTAATAAACATGAATATGAGTTTCTGACAGATACTTGGGACGGGCCTAAGGGCGCAGCATATAATGCTTGCTATGAATTCTGTCGCGATTTTGGTTGGTGCGATCAAGAAGGAAATCCCACTTCTGCCGGACATCGAGCCATTCAGGAATATGAAATGGAGAAATGGAACATTTAATGAATATCCCTCTAGCTAAGGCGCTGGCAATTATCGACCAGCACAGAGGAGAAATCCTCAAAGAGAGAAAGCAGCATTTGAAGGGAACCGACGGATACACTTCTCTTAGTCGGAGACTTGACTTGCTCAACCGACTGAAGAAGGAGTTTTCCAATCTACCTGACACCGACCAAATCCCACTGGGCCTGTGATATCGAAGCAGACAACCTGCTCGATAAGGCTACGAGGATATGGTGTGTCTGCGTAGAAAACGTCCTGACAGGAGAGAAACATGAGTTCGCGAATGCGAAGGACTTTAAAAATTGGTTGCCAAGTGGCTGCATTCTTGTCGGGCATAACTTCATTGCTTATGATCTGGTTATGCTCAATCGCCATTGGAAGACCTCTATTGGTGTCGGCTCAGTGGTTGATACATTTGTTCTTAGTCAGCTTTACAATCCAAGTTATTCAGGCGGGCATTCTCTTGAAGCTTGGGGTGAGCGACTAGGTCATCCGAAAACAGAACACGAGGACTTCTCATGTCTTACTCGCGAAATGTTAGAATACTGCGCCAACGATACCTCGCTGACGGCAATCTTGTTTTGCCGCCTATCTCAGCGTATGCGACAGTATTCGTTTACGGAGCATGGCGCAGAGATAGAGCATCTTGCTTGGAACATCGTCCAGAACAAACAGAGGCGTAACGGTTTCCCGTTCGACTACAAGCGGGCACACGAACTCTACACGACACTCCGTGAGCGTGAGGAAAAATTAAGGAAGGAAATTCATGAGTTATGGCCACCTAGACTCATCCCGGTTGGAGAGTATAAATCGGGTCTTAAGCGCGATGGAAGCCACAATGCTCAGTATCTCCGACATAAGGAACAGTTCCCGAAACTCGAATGGCTGGACGACGGAAGATATCGGGCGTATGATTGGGTTGAGTTTAACCTTGGAAGTCCGAAGCAAAGAATTGAGAAACTTCTTGAGCTAGGATGGGAGCCAACTCAGTTCACTAAGCGGACACCACAAGGAGGCGGAGGCAATCCGAAGGTCGATGAAGACAGTCTTATCGCATTCGCAGAGAGTTCGGGTAAGGCAGAAATCGCTGCTCTCGCGAAATGGATCGTTATTAACTCACGAGCAAATATGGTTGCCACATGGATGGATGCCTACAGACCCGACACTAAGGCAATACATGGTCGGCTCTTTATTGCGAGTACCCTCCGCTATCGGCATTCCCACCCTAATTCAGCTAACATCCCTGCGGTCAGAACAGAGAAAGACGAGAATGGCGAAGATCAAATCCTTCGCGGCGAAGACGGCGCGTGGACTTATGAATGTCGTGATCTGTGGACTTGTGGTGATCCTTCTCGTTGGTCTCTCGTGGGAATTGATGGAACTGGAATCCAGAATCGATGCCTTATTCACCATCTCATCTCGACTGTAGGTGAGGATGAAGTCCGTGAGTTCAAAGAATTAGCACTTCGTGGAGATATCCACAAGCATAACATCCGTGTCCTAGGACTTGCTAACAAAGCTGCGGCTAAGAAGTTCTACTACACGTTGATGATGGGCGGACAGGGCAGGCGTCTGGCAGCAGACCAAGCCCAGTTCGGAACCAAGATGACGCCCGAAGAAGGGACTAGGCTCCGCGAGGAAATGATCGCGAGTATGCCCGGCTTCGGTAGTCTCATCGCGAGGCTGGAAGAACAGCTTCGGAAGACAGGACGCATCACGCTCTGTGATGGAACACCCATACTCGTCCCCTCCCCCCACATGGCTATCCCCTACCTTCTTCAAGGGGATGAAAGCCGACTGATGAAGAAGGCTATGATCCTTGTCGATCTGGAAATCCGGAAAGCCGGGTTGCAGAAAGACGTACTGAAGGTAGCCGATATCCATGATGAGTGGCAGTTTGTAGTAAGGAACGAAGTCGTTGAGCAATTCATTCGCCTATCTCTCCCTTGTTTCCCTCGTGCTGGTGAGAGTTTCGGCTACAAGATACTTATCGAGGGTGACGCAAAGGTAGGTAAGACATGGGCAGAAACCCATTAAATAGTACTTGACATCCTGTTAATATATGGTATAATACTTCTATACCTTGTAGGTATTGTTAGGAGAATGTGTTGAATAAAGCAGTTGAATTTACTATCCGTGGTACCATCGATTGGTGCAAACTTCTCGGAGAAGCCCGACCTTATACCGGCGACCCGAAGTTCAATAAGGGTCCGACTTGGTCGGTTGAAATCAACCCTAACGAGGAGTCGCGGAAGAAGCTAGCCGAGTACGGTCTTGACGAAAAGCTCAAGATGGACAAGGCTAAGAAGAAGGACGGGACACCTACTAAGAACCCCCGTTCGTACGACTATCTACGTCTCACTATCCTTGAGAATCTTCCGAGCGGCAAGAAGATGAAGCAGCCGGAGGTTAAGGACGCCAGTGGCGCTCTATGGAACCAAGAGACAGAAATCGGTAACGGTTCCGTTGCAGACATCCTAGTTCGTTATGTCGATTACGGCACGACGAAGGGTCTGTACTTCAAGAAGATGCGTGTACTCAAACTTGTTCCATACGAGGGCGGCACGGACTTCGAGCCGCTGTCTGAAGACGACGAATTCTTCGCTAGCTCTGAGAATGATGTCGATAACGAGCCGGGTTCCGGCGAGTTGATGACCAACGGTCTAGACGACATTCCTGAGTAACACAGGTGGTCTGGCATGTGCCGTGACATGCTCGTTGTGGTCCCGAGACGTAAATCGGGACAGCATATTAGAAAGAGGCATATGAACGACAACAACGCGATGCCAAAAGGCGTCCATGAACTCCCTCGCAGCTATGACATCTACGCCACCCTTAAGCAGGAGCGTCAGTACCAGACTGCGAAGTGGGGCAATGAAGCTGACGACACGATGAATACCCCGAATGATTTCGTTAGCTATATCAGTAATTACTCGACTAAGTGGTTTCCGGGCGGGTTTGCTCCATATGATACCAAGACTGTCGATGAGTTCCGTATCTCGATGCTTAAGACGGCTGCTCTAGCTATTGCAGCAGTTGAGTCGATTGACCGTCAGCGCGAAGAGGCGGGTCACACATTCTATGAGGTCTGTAATTAATGTTTGGATGGTTTTTGAAATCTCAGCCACTGTTTTCTGTCAAGGTTACCAAGACTGAACAGCACCCTCTTGGCCTAGACGATCACGAGTTTGGTGAGTCGGTTGACGGAACCGCTCGTATTCGTCAGATGAAGAATGGGAAGTTTCGCCTTCTCGTAAATCAGAACGAGGTAGTCGGTACTTATTCTCGGAAGCGTGACGCCATTCGTGGCGCTATGCGGAAGGGTCTGACTGTTCTAGGAGAAGCCAATTGACTGCAATTGTAACTGTAGAAGCCAAGGATGAAATTCTTATGGTTAGCTCCAATGGCTTCACCAAGGAGTTTAACGAAGACGGAACGCTGAAGTCTTCTCATTCTAACTCTTCGTTGGTTCGTCTTGAACCCGGCCAGAAGGGCACATATTCTGTCTACAAGGGTGCCAGCCTTAGCGTCCGGGTGGCTAGTAAATATGACCTGAAGCCCCGCAAGGAAGCTTCTAACTCTGACGATGAAGTTGGCATTGAAGAGGCGCTTGATTTCTAATGGACCCTAGTACTCTCCCTGAGGACATCTATCGTGTCCTAGACGAGAGGAACGATCACGAAGTCTCCGAAGAAAACGTCGAATGGGCGGGGGAGGTCTTCATGGACCTCCTCCGTACTCGATTGAAAAAGAAAGAGCAGAAGGTAGGGGAGAAGTCCCTTAGGTTCTCGGCACTCGGAAAACAGGATAGGCAGATATGGTATGCCGCCAACAAACCGGAATGTGCAGAACCGCTTCAGCCGAAACAGAATTTTAAGTTCCTATACGGCGACGTCCTTGAAGTCCTTCTGCTTTTCCTAGCTAAGGAAGCAGGACATGAAGTCACTCACGAACAATACGAAGTCGAAGCAGACGGAGTCAAAGGGCATATGGATGCCTGTATCGACGGCGTACCTGTGGATTGCAAGTCTGCTTCTTCTTTCGGCTTCGACAAGTTTCAGTCAGGGTCGTTTATATTCGATGACCCATTCGGCTATATCAAGCAACTGTCTGGTTACGCCCATTCGATAGAAAAGACTGATCGTGCTGGCTTTCTAGTTGCTGACAAAGTCCATGGAGATATCTGTTTTGCAGAAATCGACAATTACACTATTAAGGCAAATCCTCCGAAGCCCAGAGTACAAGAACTTCGAGAGGTGGTCGCATCGGCAGTTCCTCCAGCTCGCTGCTACAGAGATGTTCCTGAAGGGAAATCTGGAAATAGAAAGCTTTCTCTCGGATGTTCATACTGCGCTTTCAAAGAAGACTGCTGGAAAGATGCCAATGGCGGAAGAGGGCTAAGGAAGTTCATCTACGCGAAGGGTCCTGTATGGCTCACGAAGGTGGTGAAGGAGCCTAAGGTTGACGAAAGCGCGTGAATACCATCTCCTTCGAAAGTACGGGATAACAGAAGAACAGTATGAAGAACTCCTCGCTGAACAAGAGGGCTGTTGCGCTGTTTGCAAGCAGCACCACACTTCGTTCCCCCGGAAGCTGGCGGTTGACCACAATCATCGAACGGGAGAAATCAGAGGGTTGCTCTGCACCTATTGCAATCACAGGTTGGTGGGGAGGCATACTGACCCTGAATTACTACTTTCCGTTTCTGAATACTTAAGGAAAACTACGGGACTGTTTGTCCCCAAAAAGAAAAGAAGGCGGGTAGCTAAGTCTGCCAGAAAGCCTCGAAAGGAAAGAACATCTCGTGGTAAAACTGCCAGACCAAAACGTCCTAATTCTAGACATCGAGTGGAAGCCAACTAAGGCTTATGTATGGGGGCCATTCAAACAATACATCTCTGATCCCGCGATAATTGAAGACGGCGGCTTACTCTGCGTCGGATTGAAATGGTTAGGCAAGCCGGGCGTGATGGTGTTCTCCGAGTGGGAGCACGGTCATGAAGAGATGATTAAGCTCACTTACGAGCAAATGGAGAAGGCCGACGTCATCGTCGGATTTAACTCCGATAAGTTCGATCTTCCGAAGCTCCTAGGCGAAGGCGTCCTTCACGGTATCTCTCCTGTCGCTCCTACGACTTCAATCGATCTCTACAAAGCAGTCAAGAAGTTCGGATTTTTTAGAAGCAGCTTAGGTCACGTTGCTCCCTTCCTCCGCATTGGAAAGAAGATCGAGCATGAGGGAATGGCTCTGTGGGTAAAGGTAATCAATGGCGACGAATCCGCTCAGCGAAGAATGGCAAGATATTGTGGACAAGACGTCCGACTTACTGAGCGACTATATCTCAAAATTCGACCATATATCCGAAATCACCCTCACTTGGGTAAGACCGGACATGACCAATGCCCCTCATGCGGAGGCTCGCATTCTCACAGTCGAGGAACAGTCAGAACCCGTGTCTTCAAGAAACAGCGGCTTCAGTGTCAAGATTGTGGGCATTGGTATTTTGGAAAGCAGTCAAAAATCTAATGGACGAGCAGGTTTTCACACCCCTACTGGACAAGTGGGACAGAAGGTGGATGAAAGCAGCCCACGAGACAGCGAGCTGGTCAAAGGACCCCTCGACGAAGGTAGGGTGCGTAATCGTCGAACCCGAAAGCCAAAGAAGGACGGGTGAGGGATTCAATGGCTTTCCGCGTTTTATGTCTGATGACCCTGCTCTCTACGCTGATCGCGAGACTAAGTATGCACGGACACTTCACGCTGAACTGAACGCAGTTTTATTCGCCAAGAAGACAGAAGGATGTACAGCTTATGTCACACACCCACCTTGCACAGCTTGCAGTCTTGTTCTTATTCAGTCTGGTATTAGTCGTGTCGTGGCACTACGACCAAGCAATGATCTCCTCACTAGGTGGGAAGATTCAATCAAAAAGGCCAAAGGCTTCTTCGACGAAGCCGAAGTAGAATATGAGTTAGTGGATGGATGAACGTCTTAAAAGAGTAGCTGACTTCTTTGAAGGGTGGGAGCTTATCCAGCTACTGGATATCCCTGCCAATGATATCCTTGAGGCGTTTTGTGACGAGATTGAGGACAAGCTAGAAGCGCTAGAAGAGATTATGGAGTTTCATGACTAAGTGTCTGTATCTAATAGGCTCGCTTAGAAACGAGCGAATACCTGAACTCGGTAAGAAAATAAGAAAGGATAACCCCGATTTTGAAGTTTTCGATGACTGGTATTCTGCGGGACCTGAAGCAGACGATTGTTGGAAAGCCCATCAACAATCTAAGGGTCTCAATTACCGAGAAGCTCTTAACGGCTATGCGGCGAAGAACGTCTTTGACTTTGACAAACGCAACTTGGACCGCAGTTCTCATGCTCTCCTTGTCCTCCCTGCTGGCCGTAGCGGGCACATGGAAATCATGTATGCTTGCTATGGTGTTGGGGCTAGGACTGCTATTCTTCTAGACGAGACTGACGACCGTTGGGACGTCATGTATCAATTCATCCCTTCTATTCTTCACTCAGAGAAAGAGATCAATAATTGGCTGACATCGATGCAACCCTCGAAGAAAGGGGAACGCGCTATGGTTCGTTCAAAGAGCATGCAAAGATCAGTCAGTCCATCGTTAGGGCTATGGCCGATTCTTCCAACTGGTCTAGACTAGACGATGACATGCGGGAGGCATTTCATATCATCGCCAATAAGATGGGACGAATACTTAATGGCGACCCTTGGTATCACGACAGTTGGCACGATATCGTGGGCTATGCAAAGCTTGTAGCCGACAGACTAGAACAAGAAGCCGGAGGAACTGGCCAAAATGATCGACACCGAGGTGATGGCTGAGGGGTGGGAAGATGATATCGACCTCCCCGAAGAGGCCGAAGACGATATCTTCACTGAGATATACGTCGAGACTGCGACTTCGCTGATTTACGAAGTCCATATGTTCGATACCTTCTGTCTTGTCCGCCCTGCTTCTCCTAATATGTATGCGGGTGTCAGAAAGCTATCGCATCTAGCGTTCTCGAAGGAGTTCCATGAGTTCCTAGGAGACCCCGAAGAAGTCAGGAATTATCTCAGAAGCGCGAATATCGATTTCGTGGTTGAGTGATGAATATTCATTATTACGACGACAAGACTCGAAGGAAGATCAGAAGGTTAGAGAAAGAGAGGAAAGATGGAGACAAGAGAACAGATCGTAAGCAAGCTTATGGCAGAAAGCGAAAAGCTTCAGTACGACAAAGACGATCCTCAGAGGATTTATGACGCTTCAGAGAAAGCCACTCAATCTTTCGTTTCCCTCCTAGGGCTGATAGCTGAATTCAGGGATGAAATCCAGAAGCCTGTCGATGAAGACTCGGCTGACACCATGAAGCAGATTAGGCAAGACCTAGTCACGATGTATGCCGATACCCTAGTCAATCTACACAAGATAGGAGCGGTGTTCAGGATTTCCGGAGAGGCATTTGATCGGACAGTAGAATACCTAAGCGGGCCAGAAGAAGCACCGCTAGTTATGGCTGGACTATGAGATATCTGAAGTCCAAAATCTAGATACTAAAAAGGCCCGTCAGGATGTTCTCCCGGCGGGCCTTCTTTTGTCTTCAAGACGAGTTATTTATCGCATAGTATTCCATCTGCGAATTCGAAGTGATAGCTGACTTCTACGCTCCCTCCGGTGACTAGTCCATGAGCGTATCCCCAGATATCCATGACCGGTCCACCTGAAATCCCCGGAGCCTGATAGCCTAGAAATTCTCTAGCGTGGGCTACGACCATCCCGTCGTCGAACTTGAAGTCCTTCCCGGTATACTTCTTCGTGGCAGTCAGGACGTTGTTACGGATTATTTCGTGGTTCTGTTCAAACCCTGATATTCCGTAGGCTAGATATTGCTCCCCGGTCTTGAATCTCTCGCAGGAAATATTGATGTAAGGGATGTCGATAGGGAGAGTAGGGCCGGTTACTAGTACTAGATCATGTGGCTTATCCCTTTTATAGACCTTCAGCGGCGAGCCGCTTTCTACATCACGGCAGCCGGTGCCACCGTCCATGACGTGGTTGGCAGTAGCCATTATCTTGTCGCCAATTAGAAACCCTGAGCCAGTCCAGTGATCGCAACGGATTTGCCTGATTGCTGAGATGTCTACAGCAGGAGGACGCGTAATGTCTGTGATGAAATCGGTAGGCGTTGGAGTGGAAACGAGAGTCAACGCAACAAGCAAATTAAGCATCTTAACCGATGTATCCTTCCTGTAGTCCTTTAGCGAGTTTACCATTTACTTTCACAAGACATTCAGCTCTAGTAACGAGGTTGTCATGATTGACGTCAAGTCCGGCATTCTGCCGAAATGTAGTGGGTGTCTTCGCCCTATCGAAAAGAACGAAGCTATCTGGTTGGTTAACCCCCTTGGGCCAAAGTATGGCCATATACAAGTCGCCAAGGTTGTGGAGGCGACCAGCGTAGGGCTTGAAGTACTCGTATACAAACCGCAGTTGATCCTCTGCGGTCATTGCACCAAGAGCCGCGACGCTTGTACCAAGACTCTTCGCCGTCGCTGGCATGAATTGAATGAGGCCGGTTGCACCACTACCGGCAGCGTTCTTGATTGAAGGCGAGAATGTTTCACCGCTTTCCCACGCCATACAGGCCATTAGGTCATTGGCATTACAGCCAAGCGAGTCGGCTATCCATAGAACTCGCGCCTTAAACGTAGGAGATACCTTTGCGCCCCACGCAATTTCGCGATCAGTTTCTTGCTGTTCTGTGGGTAAGTTTTGCTGGTTCGCTAATTCTTCTTGTAGTTCTTTTCGGGCTTGCTCTAGCCACTGAATGGCTGCATTGATGGAGTCTAGAATGGCCATGGAATACCCAAAACTTTCTTCTGAGGAATGGCTATGGGGGTCACAGTGGACGTCGCAGGAACTTGCCCTAATGGCTTGCTATCGGGGACTCCCTTTATCTTTTCCACGGCTCGCATCGTTCCAAAGCCAAGCATCCCAGTTACTAGAGCCATCAATTGACCGGTATCTAGTACGGGGAAGGTTCCGCTGTAATGGAAGATAACCTTAGCGATCCAGTCAGCGAAGGGCTCAACTACGAAGGAGTAGCCTAGACCGACAGCACCGATCCAGCCCACTGCTGGTCGCCAACCAGCGACGAACATATTCGCGCTCTTGGCTTCCTCGGTATTAGTCCCTATCTGTCCAAGCATCTCTGCATGGGCACGAGCGTTTTCTTGATCTGCAAGAGTGGCAAGATCGAGTTGAAGCTTCGCCTTCATGGCAGGATCAGGGATAGCCTTGTCGACTACCTTTCCTACGATACCGATGATATCTAAAAGAGGGAAACCCATTACTTACCTCCAAAAAAATGGAACACTTGGGTGATAAACCCTACAATCCCTGTGCCAATCAGGGCTGACGCCAACCAGAATGCGCCAGCTCCCTTGTATCGGAGTTGGAGAAGCTGATCGAGCTTCCCGTCCATCTTATCGACTTTCTCTTCTAGAGCTGATAGTCTTACTTCCACAGCGGTGATACGCTCCACTTCTGTCATTCTACTCATTGGAAGTCCTTCAACGATACAGTATTCGTTTTACCGAAGTCTGAACCATCGATTGCGAAGTCAGACATTTTAACTGTCTGTCCACCCTTCTTCTTCGGGGTGTACGTCTGGACACCAACGCCGAGGGCGTTAGGAGCAGCGGTCAGCAGCCCCTTGGCTCCTAGGTCTTGGTATGCCTGATACGTATCCGATACGATCAGGGGAGCGAAGAGGTTGACAGCCTCGCTCTGTAAAGTCAGAGGATTACCGACAGGATCAGAGCCCTGAAGTAGTCTAGTGACTTCAGCCGCGTTTGGTGCCTCTTTGTTCTCGAAGAATCGGTAGACGATATCCTTCCTAGTCGTCGGCTTGTAGGCTCCCTGATCGACACCCGGCAGATGCTTCCTGATGAAGTCAGGCACCCATCCGATGTTACGGACAACGCCGTCGTTGATGCCCTTCTGCTGTCCAGTAAGAAACTGGGCATAGAAGCGGACATAAGGCTGGAAGCCACCGGTTACATCGAAGCGGGTGTTGCCGACCTTAATCTTAGCGAAGTCAGACGACCTCGGGTCCATCTCGACATCAGCACCGGCAGCACCGGCGAGTCCTAGGATTGACATCACCGTAGAGGCGTAGATCAGTCCTGACTTAGCAGCTTCTTTACGAACTTCCGGATGGAGGCCGACATAGAAGCCGGGATTAAGCAGTTGGATACGAGAAGCCATAAGCTTCGGTGAGAATAGGACGTTACTGAGAATTTCAGCATTCCTACTCATGATTCTAATCGTTCCACGACCCGTTGCTGCATTAATGAATCGGGCAGCAGATTTCAGATAGTCGGGATCATCAATGAAGTCGATGCCGAGTTCGTCGCCTTTCCGGACGAAGTCGTCGAAGACGTCGGCACGGACCTTATTAAGGAAGGCGAGATAGGCTCTTTCGGAGTGACGGACGCCCGGAATCTTCTCAGCGAACTGAGATACAAAGGCTTCTTCACGCTGTAGAACTCCACCACTAGCCTTAGTAGTTTGTAGTCCAGCGCGGTTCATCAATTCATAGGTAGGACGATTGAAGATTTCATCCTGTATCTGTTGGAAGTGGCCTTCAGAGAAGAACGACTTGAACATCCCCGGCATCGCCTTCCAGAACTCTTTCCTTCCGACAAGGAACATTCCCTGACGAAACGGAGCCGAGAAGTCGAAGCTAGCCTTCAGTGTTCTAGGGATGCCGAGGATATTAGCCGCTAGGTTAGGAACCGATCCTTCGATGTAGTTTAGACGACCGCTTTCGTCTTCGAGCAGCGCCCGCCAAACCTTCATCTTCTGCGGCATCGCGGTAGCTAGAAGCTCTACCTCACGAGCCGTAGGTATTTCACCGTAGTCAGCACCTAGGAGTTTGTTAAGGGCCTGCTGAGCCTGAACGGTTTCATAACCTTCCAGAGCGGGAGAGTTCTTAACGATGTCGTACATCTTGTCGATCTCGTCCTGAGTGAACTGATCTCTGATCGACTCGATCTTAGGACGTCCCATCGAACCCTTCAGGGCAGCGAGTTCGGAGTAGAACCCGGCTTCGCCGCCTTTCTTCTTTCTGGTGGCATAAACCTGTGCAAGACGACGAGCACGTTCCTTAGCTAGGATTTCCTCTGCCTCCCGACGGAGGGGAGTTGTCTGATCTAGAACGTCGCCGAGTTTATCGAGAACGAGTTTCTTATCGGTCTTAATGCTGCGGAGGTCTTCTCCCTCTTCGTGTCCTTCGGGGGATTTCACGGGAGGTTTGCGATTACGCATTTCTGGCGTCTGAGTGCCAAACGTTCCCGATGAAGCAGGCGGGTTAGTATCACGAGGATACAAGTCAGGGAATCTATCGGCGGTGTCGGCCTTAACTATAGCATCCTGCTGCTCCTTGGAAAGCTGCTTCCACTCCGGATCAGTGTATTCAAGGAGACTTTTAGTAGGATCAATCGAGACATCTTCATTTAGATTAGCCGGTTCATTGGGTTCTATGGACGCCCTAATCGGCTGTACTGAGTCTACGACATCCGGCTTATCCGCAACAGGCGGAGTAAGCTTAGCGATAGAAGTGTTCAGACTATCGATGTTATCTTGAATTCTATCTTTCTGGGATCGATTCAACTTCTCATCGAAGTCTTCTAGAATGCCTTGGAGGTTATCACGAGCTGAAGTGATATACGGAAGATGCTGTTCTGTAACATGCCCGGTATCGATTCCACGATTAATTCTATCGGCGATATCGAGGTTCTCGTCGATGACACCGTCATTCATGGCATCTTCTTTAGCCTGACGGGCATCAGCGATATTTACTACAGGAGCAACATCGGCCAGTTCATCAGAAGGCATACGACCAGTAGCCTCGGGATCGTTCATGATCGAAGCAATCTCGTCCGGATGAATTGGAGGAACGCCCTTCGTACGAACAGATGTATCGTAGTGGTCGAGGCCCTTGGCTAGATAGTCTCTTGTTTCACTCGGAAGATGCTTCCACCAGTCACCGCTGTATTCAGCAACGAGACTGTCTACACGTCCCGACCCTGCGTTATAAGCGGCAAGAACCTTAGTGGCGTCACCTTCATACTTATGGTTCAGAGCAGCGAGAAGCTGGCGACCGACACGGGCACGATCAGCCTCGGTCTTACCGTTCCAAGGACGGATACCGAAACCGGGGTCACGGGCGGTATCGTCCATGACCTGCATCGGCCCCTTGGCTCCCTTAGGAGAAACCTTCGGATTGGCTTCTGTTCCACCGCCCTCTAGGTGTAAGACGGTGTCAAGCAAGTCACCGAAGTTCGGCATCTTGCCGCCAGCACTGATGCGGAGAGCAGAAGCAGCACTTTTGACGCCCTTTACGACAGCTTCACCGCCGCCCTGTAGTAGCGAGCCACCAGCGGCAGTCGTCAAGACTTCTGCTGGATCGACCCTATCACGAACGCCCTCGCGAACGTCATACAACTGTTCAGCTAGATCACTGGCACCAGAGACTCCACCCATCGCAAGAATGCGAGCTAGAGCGGTAGAACCTAGACCCGGAACGGCGTAAGTTGGGTTTACATCGCCAACTATATTACCGACAACCTCAGCTGCCTTCGCAGTAACTTTCCCGCCAGTTGAACGGCGACGTTGCTCATCCGACATCCGGAGATCGCGAGAGGCATGAGACTCTTTAATTTCAGCAGCCCGCTGCGCTTGGTTCTGTCGGATAGTGGCTTCTACCTGAGCAGGAGACTGATTATGATCTGAACCATATTGACGGATAAGATCGTTCTCACGCTCTGCCTCGTTTCCTCTAGTAAGAGGATTATTAGCCAGGGCATCGACGATAGAATCTTTCAAAACTTCCCATGCAGAACGGGGCGGCGAAGCACTAATGCTTGCACCACCGGAATGCTTATTAGCGAAGTCCTTCCAATACTTCTCATTAGGAATGCCGAAATCTGAAAGGTCTACGGTAGGTAGATCAGTCATTAGAAACGTCTCGTTTCGTTATCACTTAACCTGAACCTCTCCTGCCGGAGTCCAGTTATCACTGCCGTTGTCATTCTTTCCTGTATGGATATAGAGATAATGCTTACCACCGTTAGTGACTAGAAGCTTCGTTCCGTCCTTACTGATTACTCCCGGTCCGTACTTAGTCATAAGTGAACGGGCCTGAGGTTTAGGAGCGGGATTCTCATGACGGGCATTACGCCCCTCTTCATTCGTTGCAGCCTGAGCTTCTGTCGCACGATTATGACGACCAGTCTCACCCAGTCGGACATCGGCTTGGTCAAGGCGACGATCACTGCGCTTAAGGCTTTCCTGCTTGGCAACAGGGATTTCGCCATAGCGGATGGTATCGATATCGATTTGATTGGCATCAGTAGGAATACTATCGGCGATATCAGAGAAGCCCTTACCGGTGGCATAGGTTTTTGCCCGTTGGATAATTCTAGCCTTAGTGGCATCATCCATCTTAGGAGTAATCGTTCCTAGGAGGCCAGCAACCCTGTCACGGACAGTCTCTTCAAGTTTTAGATCGAACACCTTATTCTGTCGATCTAGACTGCCCTGCTGACGCTTGTCATCGATCAACTTTTCCATCAACGTCTCAGCCAGTTGTGGTTTGAACTGAGCGATACGACGGATGATTTGTGCCCGATTGGCCTCAATGCCACCCGGATTGTCTAGACTTTCGAGCATCGCGCTAGACAGATTACGCTCATCATTGCCTCTGCCAAGGGCATTTCCTAGGAAGAAATTAGCGATACCAGCTAGGGCCGATAACTTGTGGGCTTTCCAAGGATCGCCCTTGATATCGATAGGCGTATTGTCAGGTGCGATAGAATCAGCTATGTTCTTAGGACTTGTATCGTCATAAGGAGTATAGGCATTGTCCGGTTGTGCGGGTGCAGCCTGAGGAAGATCGGGCATCTGTGGAGCCTGTGCTGGCTCTTGTGGAGATGCGTAATCGGACATGTTAGAATACAGGTCGGCATTAGGCATACCGGATAGCAGCGACGCCAACGGATCATTAAATAGCTGCACCGGCTGTGTCGGAGATGCAGGCTTATACCCGCCTTTCTGCTTAGCCATGTCCTGAGAGATTGAGTTCAGAAGGTCTTCGAAATAACTCATTTAGAACTTACCTCCACCGCTGGCATAAGCCGCTGAGGCGTTAGTCAAGTCTGGAATCAAGCCGTTCTTGGTATGGCCAGTGCTAGTACCGGTTCCAGTGCTAGAGCTAGAGCCCTGCGAAGAACCCTGACCGTAACCGAACGACGACGAAGAACCAGTACCCGCACCCTGACTGACACCACCGGAACCCGAGAGAGCCGAAGCAGAACCGAGACCAAGCTTGGCGTAGTTGAAGAGATTATCCATGTAGTCCTTCAGGTACTGCTGACCGAGACCCTGCCCGTACTGAACAAGAGCCTTGCCGGTAGCACCGGAGTTAAAAGTCCCGTTACCTGCCGAAGCACCTGAAATCGCCTTCTGCCCTTGATCTAGGATGAAGTTCATCCCTGCCGAATTAGCGAAGGTGTTAACGGCATTCGTCGGATTAGGAACAGGGTTGTTATATACCGGCGACGGAGGAGTATAGGCAGCAGGAGCTGTCGGAGTTACTGGAGTAGGCGTAGGACGAACCCTAGGATCACGTCGGGGATGACCAAACATCGTACCCATCATGGAGACATCGGGAACGATATGTCCGTCTTGGTTAGGAACGAAAACCTCAGGACGCTTCTCGCCTACTAGATAAGGCTGTCCGGCATTAACGGGGCCACCTCCTGCACGAGCTTCCATATGGAACGGTGAAGTCTGTAGCCCGCCACCACCGCCACCTACTATCTTTGAAGAGCCGACAGGAGGAACAGGCGGGGGAGGAAGCGCTGTAGGAGGTGTAGCTACCGCAGCCGGAGGAGCACCGGCGGAATACTTGGCGAATAGCGCAGAGATTAGATCAGGCATAGCTCCTCTGCTGCGTCTGCCACCACCTCCGCCTCCGCCGACACCACCCGGAAGAACAGACGGAACCGGTGCTTGGTAAGAGAATGACGACTGCGGAAGGCCCAAAAGGGCTCCGATCATATTGCCGGCGTCAGAAACATACCCTAGCGACGGAGTTAGAGCTGCGCTAAGAGGGTCGTAGGCCCTGTTAGCAGAACCACTCTGGTTACTACTATTGCTCTGCGACGCATTGACATTAGAGTTTTGTGCCGACTGCTGTGAGCTACTTTGACTGGTTGATTTCTGCTTCTGCTGCGAACCGCCTAGCAGAAAATCTCCAACACCACCACCCATTAATTCGTTCCTTCTAAAAACTCATCCTTGGTTAGGACGAATAATTCATTTTCTATACCATTAGCAAATGTCATTTTCCCATGTGCTTTCATTCCAACTTGCCTACAGGCCCAGTTAGCTGCCTTCATTTCTTTTCTATCTGTCCTAACGAGTCCTCGAACCGTCTTAGCTCCGCAATGTTCAAACAGATATCGAACCATCTTTTTTCCTAGATCGATTGCTTTCCGACCTCTAGCTGATTGATAATACCAATGAAGGGTATAAACACCTGGGTATTCATAGGTTGCTAATCCGACGTTGTCGTCTTCTACTAGCATCAGATGATTAGGATCATCCCACCAAACCTTCAGGACTTCAACCGGCACCATGTATCTGACACATTCTGATGCCTTGACTAGTAAATCCCAGTCGCGTTTCAGCATTACGGAACTTCTCCGGGCGAGTATCCGCCGCCTCCACTCGGAGGGGCAACACCGCCACCAGTGTCTCCTGCACCCGCAGCGGGAGTGGTAATCTTACCGCAAAGATGGCGTCCAGCAGCAGCGTTAGCTAGACCGGTATTAGGATCGGTAGTTGCGTGGTAAGTAACTGAGCCGCCTGCTCTCGAAGTCTGATCGTAATAAATCGTGTAGGTCGTGCTGTAGGCCAGTCCTGTTAGCGTTCCGCTGTTTACAGATACACTAGAAGTGTCACTATACTTTCGGGTGTGGCTCGAAATCGAAATCGTCGCGTCAGCACCGGCGTCCGTAGCCGACAAGATATTACCCGGCGAAGTCCAAGAAGTCGAAATCGCGTCGTCACGTTTGACAGTATTAGCTGTGCTGTTAGCAGTATTCGCTGTACTATTTGCCGTGTTTGCCGTGCTCTGTGCAGTCGCTGCATCGGCGGCGGCGTCATCAGCAGCAGCCTGAGCGGCATCAGCAGCGGCTTGAGCGGCTTCGATCTCCGCAATCCTATCTAGCATTTGAGTCTGAAGGTCTTGAATGTCAGCAAGAATACCAGCAATGTCAGTAAACTGATCTTCAATCCCTTGGGCTACACGGTCCCACCAGATATGAAAAGCCTGCGTAGGAAATCCGTTCTTATCTACCAGCGGAACGTTCTGTTGTAGGCGAGGAATCAATACAGTCATTACAGACCTGCGTAGCTTTCATTAGCGACTAGGTCTGAAACCCGGAAAGGAACAGGATCGGTCACTCGAATTTCTACTAAAATGCCGGGATTTCCAAATAGTCCTAGAGCTGCCCACATTACTCGTTTCTTGTAATGACCTAGCTCCCCGAGTGACTTCTGCTTCCACGTCTTCCACTCAAATCCACCATCCTTAGACACTCGGAGTTCGACAGTAGGATCGGCGTAGTCCCCCGAAAGATACGTCGTTTGACCAGTGTTCGTCTTAAGGATTACTTGGTGAAGAGGAGTAGTTCCTGAAGTGATCGGCAGTCCAGCACGGAACCGACGCTCTAGGATGTCTCCGAAGTCTGAGTAGGTGTCAGACCATTGAATGAGCTGTCCATCGACACTGCTACCGAAGACACCATTGGCATAGCAGCGAGGTATCCAGTTAGTCCTTCCGTAGGATTCAAATGTAGACCACGTAGAAGTACTCTTGTTGAATACATAGGTCTTGGTATCAAGCGTAACAGCTAGATACTCTGTTCCGTCTAGATAGAAGGTCCACAAGAACGCTGTCGAGCTAGCCGCTAGCTTCTCATCTAAACCCGGATCGGAAATGACAGTCTGGGGGTCATTGACACAGATTTGGTTGTGGTTGGTAATCCAAGCAAACGAAGTAGCAAACTTAGTGGCACAGCCGGTATCGCGGATGCCGACCGAATAAGTCCTACCTACTAGCGGCTGATACGGAAGATCGGGATTGCTGGTATTAGCAGGCCAGAACTCAACCGTTTCCGTACCGAACAAGTACAGAGTGTCTCCGATGAAGAGGCATTCCTTCAGCTTATCCGGGGAGTTCTCTGCCGTGGCGAAGCTCAGTGCATCGATGGTGCTAGTGAGGACATCCGACCAAAAGAACTTACCAGTCCCCTTATCGATTACAATCAGTCTAGACGTACCGATGCACAGAGATAGAACATCAAAGCTTCCGGGAGTCGCTACGGTAGTTAAAGAGGCTCCATTATACTTATAGAGAGTGGTACCTTGAGTAGCGAACAGTAGATTCTCGAATCCAGCTAGGACGGCAGGGCCTGTACCTGCAATCGCTCCAATCGAAACTCCGCTCTTGTATAACGCTCCTGCCGAGATACCGAACAGAGAGCCATCCAGAACGCCGTCGATTTGAAACAGCGTCTTCACTGGACCTGCTCCCATCGACGTCCCTGTCGCTTCAAGGCCGGGGCGAGACAGAAGTGCCGGTGACTCCTCAATCGGAGTCTTCTCGACAAACAAGTTCACAACCGGCAGTTCAGGGAAGTTACCCCTGTCTCGGTCGTACGTACTTGTGGCGTATTGAAGCTTCATTATTTCCAGAATACAGGACGACCGGAATCGAAGTCGTCTTGAGACCAATAGAAGTTACCGTAGGTGCTCGGTAGCCAGTACAACCCAGTCTCTGACGAGACCTCCTTAGTCTGGTGATACCTAGCTCTGAACTGAGTTCTCATCCTCTGAAGGACTTGAGTCATCTCGTTGCTGGTTTCTGCTCCAAACCTTGGATTAAGACGAAGGGCTAGCATCGTGCTAAGAAGGTCGTCGAACTCCTCAGGCAACGGGCTTTCATCGCTCTCATCAAGATCGGTAACACGAGCCCAGTTACCTTGATCTTGCCTGTAGAACCACATACGATTCAGACTGTTGGTATTCAGAGTTACCGAAGACGTGCTTTCGATATGCGTACCATTAGCGTTAACCGTAAGGTTATTAGTCGAAAGGTTGCCTGAGATATCTACTACTCCAAACCTCGCTCCGTCATCAGGACTGGGATTAAGATAGATGGTATAAGAAGAAGCGAGGTTGAGAATGAGGCGAGAGTTAGCCGGGACGTACTTAGACGCTATATAACTAGACTGATCGAGTCCTTGACCGTAGGTATTCATGCTTCCAGCTTTTCCGAAGTTAACCGGAAGAAGCTGCTCGCCTAGTTCGTTGCCGAATAGACTCTTGATGATGGTGTTAATTCTACGGACACCAACTTCTAGTTGAGCTGCATCCGGAACATCATCCAGTCCGATGATTCCAGCTTCGCCATAGGCATCAATTACGATCTGTCTAATAGTAGTCATTAAGCCGTGACCGCCTTATGGACAATGAAGTTAATTACCGGAGACTCTGTCGCGGTTCCACTAACTGCTGAGACTGATAGGTTGAAGGAACCAGCAGCAACTGCGGTGACAAGGACGTTATACAGATTAGCCCCAGATTTTTGTGAGACTTCAATGACGTCCGTTGCGGCAACTGACGAATTAGTGACAGTGAAAGTATTGTATGTCGAAGAACCCGCCGCTGAAACAAGTGTAATTGCACCACATATCTTATTGATAGTAACACCGGTCGTTCTACTAGTAATCTGAGTAACTGTTCCACCGGCACCTGTGGCGTAGCCAATCCCCGCTGATGCAGAACTGGAAGTAATGGCGCCAGTGGCGGCGACACTCGATGGAGTAATGGCACCGAGAGTGAAAGTAAGGTTACCGCTTGCCAGAGAAGCCGAGACACCATTGGCAGTCGTGACACCAATTACTGCATCAGCCCAAACCGGATTGGCAGCAGCTCCCTGCGTCTTCAGGAACTGTCCCGACGTACCGGTTGCGAGAACAGACCAGCCCGACGCGCCACGATAGAGGATTTGCCCTTGGGTCGCTCCGATCCAGTCAAGGACTTGAGAAGCTGTGACCTCTTCCGGATCGCCAGCGCCCGCAGTATTGCGTCCGACAACTCTCTGGGTAGCAGATACATCCTGCATCTTCGCGTAGGTGACGGCGTTAGCCGCAATCGTGGTAGCCAGCGAACCAGCAGACTTGGTTATGTCGCCTGTGAATGCGCCAAGCTGAAGCGTCGTGCCGGAGAACGAGTGATCGGCAGCTAGGGTAATTCCCTGAGCGTTAGCCAAAGAACCCGTAGGATTGCCTACTAGGCTGGATGCCGCGACTTGCTGAAACTTAGCGTAAGTAACTGCATTAGCCGCAATCGTGGTAGCCAGCGAGGCACCCGCAGTCGTTACGTCACCCGTGAGAGCGGGAAACGACGCAGCCTGAAGGACACCAGACGAGTTAAAGGCAGTTACTGCACCGACTTTAAAGACACCAGTGTTAACAGTAAAGCCTGTTCCATCTGCTGTATTGAACACGACAGAGTGAGCGGCATTTCGATGTACAATCGAATCAGCCGAAAGATAACCCCCTCCACCGCCCGCTTGAAGCTGAAGACCTAGTGCCGTAGAATTGTTCTGTCCATTCAAATTCAAGAATGAATAGGAAATTGCCGCGCCGGGAGTGAGATTGATAGTCGGATTGTCGGTATTATCACCAAGCTGAAGGGTTGTTCCATTGACAGTGACAGTACCGTCAATGGTTCTAGTCATCTGTTCAACGCCGTTAATAGTGACACTGCCATATTTAGTTGAGCCAGTTAAATCAAAAACAGCTCCGCCTGACGTAGTGAAAAAGTTGCGTCCCTCGAACTTACCACGCGGATAGTTTGTAGCTGTGGCATTTCGCTGAGCGAAGCGGCAGTCACGGTAAATACACTGACCCGAAAAAGGTCCAGCTAGAGTAGGATGATCTTCACTGTCGAACGTACAGGCGTTGAACAGAACATTAAGGTCAGACTCTGACCCGCAATCTACGGCGGAGTGACTTCCACCGGGATCATAAACAACCCCAGTTGGCGAGCGACTCAGTCCTTGTACGAACTTACAGTTGTGGAATTGCGTTGCCTTCCAGTGGTCGGTGTTACCACGAATGTGGACTACCGCACCAGTAAACTGGCAATCGTAGAATCTGTGACGATTTCCCGCAGCCCAAAGTGCCCAACCAGTCGTACCGATAAATGTGCTGTCATGGGCTTCGACGTCTTCTACCTTGTAGGTACCTTCGACGGTTAGAAGCGCAACGCCGGTGTTGTTTTCAAATCGACAGTTGTAGTAGCGAACCTTTCGGATTTCGCCAACTTCAGCTTCCATGTCAACACCGGCTCCCGGCGCTGAAGTAACTGCACCGTTCTTCCCAGTGTGGGAGAAGTCGCAGTTGTAGGCATAGAAGCCGCTGCCTCCGACATTCGACCATCCCTGCCGACCATTATAAAGGCTACGGCAGTTGCGAAGAATGACAGGATAGTGTTTACTCTCAGTTTCGGCGTCCGTTATGGCATTCCAGCTCATCCCGCCGTCTTGGCCAAAGTGGTGACAGTAGATATTCTCTATGATTACAGGAGACGTGTTACTGTCGAGCGTGAAGCCGCTATATCCAATCTGATAGCCTGTGTCACCCCATTGACCACCAATAGTCTGACTATTGATGTTTCCATCTAGTTCTCCATTAGAAATTGCGACACCACCGGAACAATTCTTAACACGAATCATTCCGAAGAAAGGAGAAGCGGCATACGTAGCATCGTAAAAAGGCAACGTGGGATTGTATACGTTACCACCGGCATCGAAAGAGCCGTATTTAATTCCAGACTTACACTTAATCTTTGCGCCATTCATTCGAATGACGACACCCTTTGTGCAACCGTTTAGATCAAGAGGATAGGCCGCAACGGGGGCATATCTGTAGGTACCACCACCGGGAACGGAACCATTTAGAATCTGACTACCGACGATGTAAGTCGCGTTAGCCCTCAGCTCAATAATACCACCACCCTGTGCATTAAAGGCAGTAGACAAGGCTGCAAATGCAGCGGTGTCGTCAGTTACTCCATCTCCTACGGCATCGAACATCTCGGGAGTAAGAGCGTCTGTTTGAGCGATAGGATCAAGGAAGTCAGTAGTGACTACCGAAACGAAGGGGTCTTCATCTTGAATCTCCCCTGAGTCAAGGATGATATAAACACGAATGTCGCCGACGTAACTGTAGTACAGCGGAGGAATAGCAGCCCCCGCTGACAGGACATACGGATTGGCAACCGGAATTGTGAAATCCGGATCGGCATAAAGATTGACTTTGGTCGTGGTACCTGACCGATAGACGTAAATCGATGCCCCGTCAGAGACACCATTAAGGTCAAGAACTCGATTAGGAATGTAAACTAGACGTGTCATCTTTATCCTTAATTAAAAATTGCCGTAAGCAGCGCCGCCGCTGTTGAAGCCAACGAATACACGTCCTTGTGTATTTCTGTCACCAACAAGTGTCTGGATATAGAACGGGTTATTTACTGGAAATCTGCCCAACAGCTCAGGATTTGTTGCGAAGAAGTCCTTGCTGCGATAAATACCGGAAACGCCGTTGACCTTGCCGTTGAAGTAGACCGCCGGGAAAGTTGTCCCGCTGTAACCGACTCCGCAATCGACCTGATGAACGTTGTCGATCACACCTGAACCAAGCGTCGTCCAGCTGCTGGTTGTGTCGTTGGCTAGATATTTGAGCTTGCTGTTGAAGTCCGGGAAGCCCTGCCCGCCGCAGTAAAGCAACTGACCCGCTTTGCCGTCGATATACTTGAGCTTGCACTCCCAGAACTGTGCGCTGTCTGCCCCCGTGCTGCCGTCGATCACTCCGGTTAACGTGCGGGTCCAGTTAGCCCCGTGGTCGGTTGTTCTGAAAACGCCTGCTGAAATGCTTTGGTTGCTGTTGTTAACGACTATCGAGGCCACACCGGGAGTCTGCTTGTCGCTCGCCGCTGGGTAGCGCCGCGTCCACAGCGAGTTAATCCAGTTGGTAATACCCCCGGATGATCCGCCCATGTTGATGTAGGACCAAGTTGCCCCGCCGTCAGCTGATCGAACTGCCTTAGCGTTGTTACCGGGTATCCAAATGATCTTTGCGGTTGCGCCGGTTCCCCCAGTGCAAATGATTTGGCCACCGAATACCACACCGTCAGGATGCTGCGCGGCGAAGGTGTGCCATGTTTGACCACCGTCGGTCGAGTATCCGCTGATCTGCTGGTCGCTGCCGCAAATCGCTACAATGTAATTCGTGTCATCAGGCGAATAATCGATACTGGTACAGTGGTTGATCTTTAGGTTGATCGCCCCACCATCCGGGAAGAACGGGATCGCCCGTGGAAAGTCGAAGTTTGTGATCCGAACGAGGCCTTTGTCTGCAAACCCGAACAGGGGTTTTGCATTGCCGGGGATCGAGAGGCCGGCGAGAACGCCCAGCTCTTCGTTGCCGAGAGAGTCATCGTACCATGTCGTTGCGCCATAGACCGAGGGCGGGTTCCCGCGAGCCATGCCGGTTCCGTGAAAGATATAAAGATCGTTAGTCTGTCCGGGACGATACTGAAGCTTTGCTGGAAAGAACCCTTGCGTGAACCCACCAAGCCACGGAACGTTAGTGGCGGTGTGATAAATGCCGTTAGCCGGGAAAGTATCGAGAATGGAGCCACCGCCAAGCCAGCTTGAGCCACCGTCGGTACTAATTCCGATAGGACCGTTGGCATCCATGACGACCAGCGAGTTTTCGTTCGCGGGATCGACGGCGAAGGTTCCTGCCTGAAAGCTCGATAGCGCCGCCAGCGAAATCTGCGTCCACGTCGTCCCTGATCCGCGAGCGATCTTGTAGAGGGTGTTTTGGTAAGTCATCACCCACAACACGCCGGTCGGGGTGACTTGCATCGCAACGGCGGAAATCGGACCGGGCGTAATCAGGGTGTAGGG